ATGATGACATTGCAAGAAAACCGTGGTTCTTTGCCACCAAAGCCATCATCAATCAGCGCTGATGCATATACGCTGCAGGCATAAAATGCATATTTATCGAGCTGCGCTTCAACAATATGATCGCCAAATCCAAAGCGCTTTGTAATAAGAAGGTCGTATAAAATCCAGGCAGGGTCTGAAGTCCACTGCGCAGCCGTAAACGTGCCGTTCCATGTGCCGCTATAAATAATCCGCCCATTTGTTTGATCTACTGTTCCATTGCTTGGTATTTTGATTTTGCGCCCACGAATGCGATAGGAGCGGCGAGGGATGCTGCCAAATTGCGCAGAGTCAAAACGATGCGCAATGAGAGCAGAGTTGGGGTAGGCAAGTTTTTCGTAGATAATTTCCGTGTAGCTTGTCCAATAAGTATCATTAATTGTTTGCGTGTCTCCAGGGTCGCCAGTGTTTCGCACCACGCGAATATCCACTGGGAAGCTGCCACTGATTGGAATGATATAGTCGCGCTGATATTGATCGGCAGTGCGTCCACTAATGTTGTCGTCTTTTACTGTGGTAAAGCCGCCACCGTCGTATTGAATTTGAATGGACAATGAAACAGACGTGCCAAGAACATCGCCCTCGTTTGTATAACGCTCTAAACGTGGAACAGTGATGGTCACCCTCACTGCATCTACATTGGTATCAGTGATTTGTTTTGTCACTGAGGTGGCATTTTTTACTTGTAAATTGACGCTTATTTCTTGCTCAACTTGCTCAAATCCGCCAATATATGACTGAGCCTGCGTGCCGTAACGCGGGGTTACGGTCATATTGGAGAAGTTGTAATCTGTGGCTTGGATGTTTGTTACATCCGCGCCACTGCGCAAAATAGGAGTGCCATTAAAGAAGACATCCTTTAACAATGCATTGTTGTAATTGGTGGTGTCTCTTGTATAGTCCCTAGCAGAAGGAAATCCTTCAATTTCTCCTTCGCAAATCAAATCTAAAATCTTTGCATATTGCTTGCTGGACAGATTGTCTGCATCGCGAACAGGCGTGCGCGTTGGTGCGACAATGTTCTGCTGAACAGTGACGCTCTGTTGAACGCTTCCACCACCGCCGCCACCGCCGCCAGCGCCTGCAATGATCTTCTTAATTTCTGTCATGTTTGATCAGTATCAAGGCCTGCGCTGATCACTAAACTCCCAACAACCGTTTCGCCGTAGATAACGGGCACGGCTGCCCCAGTGGCGCTCGTATTTTGAATTCCATTGAAGCTATAGCTCTTTTGAGGGTCGAGCTCAGTATCTCGAGTGGTAGTGCCGGTGTTGTAACTTCCCATGCCCCCAACGCTGGGAGTGACCAAGTTTGGCGTGGATGTCAACAATCCAGCAGTGCCCATGAGCAACAAGCCTGCGCCAATGGTGAACGACAAAACACTGCCTGTTGCTGCAAAGGCTCCGGTGGCGCCATAGCCAGCAAGACCAGCCCAAGCACCTGCGCCAAAGGTAACAAAAGACAATGCAATCAATGCAACGCCCGCAATGATCATGCCAATGTTCATGCCCTCGCCGCCAGCTCCAACATACACGGGAATAATCTTTATTTCTCTATTTCCTCCTTCGATGTGCAAATCCTCTGGACCAATAGCTTCTCCAGCCAAGCACACTTTGTAATGCTGCTGAGTCATATGGGCTTCCAGCGCAGGAAAATTCGCCAGCAAAAAACGAATGGCTTCTGCTGCGCTATTCACATCTGCTTTAAAGCTATGGCGCCCTAAAAATTGCGCAAGACGACCATACACCCGCACTTTTCTCAACATGGGGGCCAATCCTTGTGCCGCAATCTGCGTCCTGTAGTCGATTGTAGCCATTCTCCATAGATGTCTCGACTACTTAATCGCCTTCTTAGATGATGAAGCACCATTTGATCACCCACATACACTCCACAATGATTCAACTTACCTTGCTTATCTTCGATGCACATTAGCAAACCGTCGCCAAATTGCAGCGGCTCATCAGCGGGTAGTTCATAAAAGCCAGCTTCTTCCCAGTAACCATCGAACAATGGTGCGTCATTAAAGTCCTCTGGCGTTACCGGCCGCTGCCAATCCGGCAGGATAATGCCTTTCTCTGCGTACCAATCCCTACATAAAGTCCAGCAGTCCTGAACTGCCCACACCCACTCGCGCCCCAACAGGGGCGCTTTGAAGCCAGACGGGGCACATTCTCCCCATTCTTCAGTTTGAGGGTTGCAAATATACCAAGGCAGTCCTGACTGCTCGCAAGCAACGAGATCTGCCTGTGATGGCACTGGACGAGTGCGAGGGTGGCTATGGAAGATAGCCATCACTGCGCCCTTGTCTTCACAGGCGGCAAAGTCTTCTGGATCAAGAATGAAGAATTCATGGTCCGTTGCCAAGTTGCGGCACGGCATGTAACGCTCCTTGCCTTTGATAATGACAACGACGCCACACGCCTCCTTGGGGAAGCGTTGTTTTGCATGCTCAAGCGCAGCAGCCTTGCTGGCTTTATTCATTGCTTAAAGGCTCCAATGCCTGGGAATGAACCAAATGGTAGCTGGCTATTCTCGCCAAATCTCGTCTTGCAGCTTGTCAATTGCTTGCCGCATGAGTCACTGCCTGAAGCAGTGACGAAATTATTATTTGCATCGTAATATTGTGTGCCCGTAACATCGCCAGAAGTGGTGCCAGAGGCCGCAGTTGTCACAGTGAAACCGCTAGCTGTGGCGTTGGAAATAATATATCTCCCGTCAAGAACGCTGCCGCTCGTGATACTCAAATAGACAATGTCACCATTAGTGAAACCAAGGCCAGACCCAACCACTGAAACTGTTGTGCCACTGCGAGAATAAGTGCCAGTAAATGATGGTGCTGGCGTATAAGAGCATTCTGCACTTTTGTATGTCCATTGACAAAGATTTGGAATACACTGTCGTTTCGGACTTCTCACGCCAATTAAGTCAAAAACTGCAACAAGTTCAAACTCAACTACATCGCGTGTTTCAGTGGCAAGGCGATCAATGTAAAAGATTTCATCAGGCAGCTTCATGCTGCTATCTGGAGTACCAAATGGGTTGGTGTCGCCAGGAAAATTATTGTTATCGATGTAGCGAGCAAAAGTGCGAATGCGCGTTACTTTTGCGCCTTCAAGGCCATTTGGCAGTAGTAGCAGTAGCGATGTAACTGTGCCACTTAAGTTGGCAATTCTTAGTTTGGGGCGGGGGAGTTGTCCTCCCCCTTGATATTCAAACCCTTCTGCGATGATGGGGAATGCCGTGTATTCATTACCTGCCCAGTAAACGCTGCCATTGCTCTTAAGACTTGTTCCTGAATGGAAGCGATAAACATCTGTAGAGCCATGCTGGAGCTGATTGAGCTCAAGCTCAAACAGCTCAATAATTGAAGAAGGATTTAGGCCTTGAGCTTCTGAAAAAGGAACAGCCATTACGGTTCAAACACTTGGCGAAACTTAGTAGAAATGATGAAATAATTATTCAAATCCACTTCTACTTCCCATTCGCTACATACATATTTTCCGGCATCACCATTGGGCGTTGTCCAATCAAAACTTTCAGTGCCATTGCGTGCTTCAAAGAAATCAAGAACAGTGTCACGCTCGGTAGTCGAGCGAGCATGAAAAGTGAGCGACCATTCTTCAGGCCTTCTGTTCAAACCAAAAGCTAGGCGCTGTTCGTAGCCATCACCAAGCTTTGTTGCCCTGATGGAAGGCTTAATTGTCGCCCGTGCAGAACGGCTTGGTTGCGTACTAAAAGTGGCCATTGGATTAGTTTAAGAAGGATTAGGCGAGGAGGCCGCCAGGACGCTTCTGGCGCATAATTTCTTCCTGCACTGCATTTGCCAACATTCGACCAAGAGCAGTTGCATTGGCATCATTGCCTTGAGCTTGCGTACCTTTGGCATCCACGTTGACCACTACATTCGTGGCTCCACCAGCGCTGCCTTGAAGGTCTACTGGCACGGCCTTGCCATTGGGCATTGGGATGATGGCTTCGTTATAGCGACCTTCTCCAACAAGACCCAAAGTGGGGCCAGTAACAATCCCGCCAGCAGCAAACGCCTTGAAACCGCCAGGCGCAATGCCACCATTGGCATACATTGGCGCTCCTCCCAAAGTGGGGGGTCCATAGGCAGGAATGTCAACTTGTGGAGCAGCTTGGGAGCCAGCATTACTTGCTCCCATGCCCGCAAACATGCGAGCAATGCCAATGGCGATGTAAGTGGCGATCATTTGCTTGGCAGCGTTCATCAACATTTGAGCCAAGCTCTTAACCAAATCAGCAAACACTTCCTTCGTGGTCTTGCTGCCTTCTGCCAGGGCAATCGTGCCATCAAACATGGTGGTTGCAAAGGCACTGCCAATGCCCTCGATGGACTGCCTGGTGGAGTCGGCTTGCATCTTGAGCAGGGTCAAGTGCTCAGTAAGCTTTGCCGCATCCAAGGCTTGCTGTTCAGAACGCCCAGACTGAAGAGCGCTTTCATAAGCAGCACCCGCTTCCCCAAGGAATCCTGCCCTGAATCCGGCGCCAGTAAATTGAATTTGATTTCTCAAGTTTGCAAGCGTAGTTTCATGCTCAAGAAGACGATTGTTTTCAATGCGGGCAGCAATCACCTGTCTGAGTTCATCAAGTTTTGCGCGTGCTACTTCGCGATCTTTATCGTCGTATTCTTTGGCCTTCTCCCGAACAAGGAGCTCAGCTTCTTCTGTTGCAGTCAGTTGCAAGCGCCCTTCTCTTAATGCTGCAATGCGAGAAGCATTCTCGACCAAGGCAATATTCTCGTCGCGAATAGCTTTTGTAATGGGCTCTGTCAACTTAGAGAAAGCCTTTGCATCGCGGGCTTCTTTTGCAGCCGTAGCTTTTTGAAGCGCAGTTGTATAGTTCTCCTCGGCCTGCGTCAGTGACCGAGTCTTATCAAGATCAGTCATTCGCGATTGACCAATCTTGGTGATTGTGATTGATTTTTGCTTTTCAATTAGCGCCTTGTCTTGATCAAGCTGAAGCTTGGATAGTTCAATGTCATATGTGTATTGAGAAATATCCGCTTCTGCCAGAGACTTATCCAGTTTTGCCTTTGCTTCTCCAAATCTATTTTTAATTTCTTCCAAGCCTTTATCTACATATGGAG